TTCTCACATATCGGCATGTGCTTCGGTATTCCGAAGCGGCTTCTATATGAGTTTTGTAGAGCCCCGATCCATCTCTGGTCAGTGGCGATGGCAAACCGGGCGTACCGGAAAGCCCCTACCGTGCAGTCATACGGCCATTCCGCATATTTATGATATGACGAAATGTTACCGTGTTTCGTGCTCGTGGTAGCTCCCGGCCCATGCCTGGACCTGTCCAACATCTCTCGATGACCGGGTAACTGGTCACCAAGCAGCCTCCTCAAAAATACTCGAGCGTAATGTAAAACTCTCACGCCCCAGTCCGTCTCCGGTTCAGCGAGGAACTTATAACCTTCGAGGTTATAGTTATGGCAATCGCTCTCAGCTGCGAAGAAAACCTCCGTAGCTCGAGCAATGCGCTTGTCCTTAGCTGTAGGGAAACGAAATTTCTTGATAAGACTGGCGAGTGTGTACTTTGCTCTGACTTCTGCCAGAACTGGTACATCCGTGGGAGCGATACTCTGTAGCCCCCAGGCCTCGGCTAGTCCCAAATAACCTTCAAAATCACGATTTCTCATGATTCGTGAGAAGATCATCTGGTCTTCGCCATTGAGGTACTCCTTAAGGTCCGCATATACATTTTGCGCGACCTTCCAAGGGTACGCCTCAGGAAGGTTTAGCTTGACGTCAAGTTGTTTCCTCCGACGTCGATGGGTCTTGGTTCGGGATCTAAGTTTCATAAATCCTCCGGTTTCACCTCTTTGGTATGGAAGGTTTTTACTAACCTCTTCCAGATAAAGAGCAGGTTAAAGACTATCGTCTTTAGGTTGCCCGAAATGGCAGCCGCTATAACCAGGAGTCCGAGAACATCGGAACTGGTCACGGTCTTATACCATTAACTGGGAGGTCAGCGATTCCATAAAGGTGTCACTGTCCAAGATGGCTATAGCACGCTGACGCAGAATCATTCTGTCTGCTGCGGCTACACCCACGGGAATTGAGAAGGATACTTCCAAAATCACTGGTGCAGTTAGGGTGCTAACCCCATCCACGCCGGTGACTTCATAGTCCTTGGAAAACTTGAGGGTAGATTTAGCATTACCCTTGTAGTTACCCGAGGCCTTAGGAAAGGTCCTGTACAGCGACAGCGTATCGCGAGCGGCCAAGTCATGGTCCTCGCCGATGTAGACTGAGCGGTTTTGGAATTCTTCATACCGCGTAAAATCATAGTCTACGGTCGTGTCGTTGTTCAATTCATCTACTGCCAATGTTATGACATTGTCTTGCATAGGATTTCTCCTTGTACGGCGATAGTCAATGGCTAATTAAGTTTCTAACCATTACTACCAAGTCTAAGAGCTTTAGGGCGTCAAGCCTCAAATTGAAGCTTGGTACAACCGGTCTGCTCGGGTCGGGAACTCTTGATTTAGTGACAGAGATTTCACTATATCGTGTACCTTCAATCCGGGATATGCTATCTTGTAGCATGTTAGTACCCGAAAAGGTATGGTACGAGTTCGATAATTGGGCCGTCGTCTCCCATCTCTGGGTGATAACGTACCAAGAAGCTAGCGCCCTCAACCCCACTTCTGGGGTCCAAGACGCTATAATCTGACTACAGTTCAACACCCAATCTATTACGAAGCTATACGGAATAAGTTCCCACATAGCCTCGACCGGGTGGTGAAGTCCCCAATAGGGCAACTTCGACAAAATTTGAACTGCGGCCAGAACCCCTGACCTGACGTCGACCTGAAGGTCGCTGGTACGTGTAAGGGTAGCTTTTACCACCCAAGTACCTGCGTAACTCCAAGACCAGCAGTCATGCTGGACCGAGGAGTGTTCCTGGTCTCCGTACGTTTTATGACCCCTAAACGTCTGTCTGGTATTACAATCATTTCCGCAAGTATTAAGTGCGGTCATGACTCCAGCGACGTCGTACAATGTAGGCCGGATGGCATAACGAACTTCCATGTACCTATCAGCTAACTCCTTAAACGTAATCTGGCGACTTAAATAATTGATATCGCCTTTACGTACAGCTCGCAAGATCTTAATAATGCGAGTGAGGATACTGCTTAAGGATGCAATGGATTTATCCATCTCGGCGGCAATCACAAGGGCTTGAACTTCGTCCAAGCTCATGTTAGACCAGGCTTGTGAAACAGCTTGATCTATCTTCGATTGCGGGTCATAAGACAAGGGACTTTGTAGGGTAACGTTGCACTGTGCCAACATAGTTGACGACGGTACAGTACCCTGATTCAGGAAAGTAATACCATCGATGATTTGTCTGGGGGGCGTACAATCGATTTTGTATCTACCGGTCATTTGGTAGTAATCGACTAAATCGTCCTCCACAATCTCGACAGTCTGCGTCATTGGGGAGTTTACAATCTTTCCCTTACTACGCAGTTCATAGAACCCGGCAGTTTCAATATCCGTCATCGTACGGGTTTCAGCCCTCGGCGTATAAGTACCAGACCAGATGTCTGGCTTCGCCGTATAGGACTTACCCGCGCAAGTTTCGGTTACATAAAACTGTGTGGCCCGGTACGTTACCGGATCCGAATCCAGGTTCATGCTCCTAAATCTACTCATACGTGCACCTCCTTCTGAGGCACATGT